ATGGTTTCAGCCTTGGAATAATTAACAGTCCCCTGATCCTTGATAGATACTTTGCTATCCGTAACCTTGGGCTGTGGAAAACTTGTTTGTCGCTTGATCATGACTTCTTACCTTTGGGTGCTGGTTTTTTAGTTTTTACAGTTTTTGGCTTTTCAGGGACAGGGGTAGTTTCTTCAACAACCTCTGGTGTGACCTCTAGCGTTACTTCCTCAACCTCTTCAACCAAAGGCTTAAGTGTTGCTGTAGGTTCTTGAAGTGGCAGGAACCCATGCTTGTCTGCTTCAAACTGCTTGTTCTGCGCCTTATGTGTCGCAGCCATCTTTTGTCTTACTGAACTCATAAATATTTCTCCTAATTGTTAAAGAAGTTTTTGGCCATGTTCTCTGCCGTCTTTGCCATCTGAGCAGAACGCTGTAAATCAATGCGTTCTTTGGCAACGTCATCCTTTAAGTGGGCAGTATGATCTTGCAATGCAAGGCGATCTTGACCCAATTCAACATTATTATCAATCCTATCACCCTCTAGCTTGATGCGTTGCTGGGCTTCTTGAGCCTTACGGTCAATGTCCTTGTCCTTAAGATCAAGTTCTTCTCTGCGAAGCGCGACCAAAGGATCTTCTTCCTGACCAACCTGCAGATCTGACTCAACCTTCTGAAGCAGTTCAACAGTCTTTTGAGCAACCTTGTCTTCCATAATGGTCTGCATCTGCTGCTGCATCTGCTGCATTTGTTGTTGCACTTGTTGTTGCATCATTGGGTCCATCTGAGCTTGTTGTTGCATCTGCTGAATCTGTTGCTGCATCTGCGTAACTTCAGGATCTTGCTGTGCCAGTTCTCTCGCACTAAAATCAATGTGCTGATAGATGTGGGCTTGAATCACACCCGCAGCCTGCATTTGACCTTCAGGCACTTTTTGAATGACTGGAAGTTTAAATAACAAAATATGAGCCTTCATGTGTGCATCATGATCTTGGTCAGGAAAAGCAGTTGCAGGCTGTCCTTTTAAGAAGCCAGAGTTCTCCATAGCAGGAGAGATCGGCTGTGGCTGCGGAGGAGGCGGTAGAAGCTGCTCAATCTGCTGGACACCCATTGCCTCATACATGCGGCGATACGCTTCATACATACCTTTTTGGCCGTGTATCTCTGGGTTCGCCTTGACCATGTTCATCATCTCTTGAGCAAGCATAACGCGCTGGCTCATAGAGAATATATTGGGATCAGATACAGGAATGATGTCTATGCGATCATCAAAGTCCTGCGCCATCAACTGCTGCTGACCGCTGGCAATCATGTACGGGTAAGATTTTAAAGGAGAGTCCTTAATGACCCGTGCAAGTAGATTGAATTCAATACGCTGACTGTAGTGCATGCGCTTATGAATCGCGCTCATAACACGGCTACCCTTCTCTAGAAGAGCAATCGTGGTGCCTACAGGCGCTTGTTGATTACCATCACCAACCTGCATATCACCAACAGATGCAAACCTACGGCCTGCCTCTACCAACATACCTAGCAACTGCAACAAGGTTTGGCTTGGCTCTTTAAACGGTAACGGCATAAGCGCATCACGAAGTGATCCACCAGGCGCATCCATATCCCTAAACTCGCCAGGCTGAAGCGGTATATCGTTGTCACGAATCCGTATGCCTCTAGCCTTAAATCCTGCAGGCAAGTTAGCCAGCGTACCTGCATCGATCAACTGACGCAGGATAGAAGTAGATGCCTGAGACAATCCACCAATCATATGGGTCAAACCAAAGCCGTAGAACCCAACACCTGGCAAGAACTTGTAATGCACAAAGTAATCTATGCGCTTACGCATCATATCGGCTTGTACATAGTTCCTACGAATAGAAAGAATAGTAGATTGCTTAGGTGACAGAGTGACGATGTACGGCAACTTAATGCCAGTCTCTTCGCCCATCTGGTCAACATCCTCATACCCTGGGATGTCTAGTTCAACGTGGACCTCAAGCAGTTCACACTCATAGTCATTTGAACTACCAGAAGGCTTAACGCCTTGTAACTCATCGATCTCCTCATCAATCTGATCAGTATCAGAATAGTCGTTGCCTGAGTCAGACATGCTGGTCTTTTTATAAAACCCAGCCTGCTGGAGCTTGCGAACTTGATTCATCGACATGTCAATCACATGCGTGATACGCACAGCATCATCCAAGCTTGTTGTGCCATAAGGCACAATCAACTTCTCAGATGGAATGAAGCGCGATACAGGACGGCCAAGTGACTGGTCAAAGTGGACCTTACGGAACGCACTACCAGACAAGGGTAAATAAAACAGCAGTTGGTCAGTCTCAGGATCGTATTCTTTCATCTCCTGAGTGATCATGTAGTTCATGTACTCTTGCACACGAGCAGCCTGCAGATCAGTCTGGGGTGTGCCCATACCAATAACATTGGTCTTTACAGGCCCACCAGCAGGTAACATCTCTTTGTAAGCTTGAGCTTGAAACTGTGTGACAGACTCAGCAAGAAGGGGGTGAATAACGCCAGAAGCACCGTCAAAAGGTTCTGTACGATTCTCAAACTTCATGCCAAGAAACTTAAGACCCTCAGTGTACTGGTCCATCCACTCTTTGCGTGAGGACTTATCATCATCGATGTCGCCCATCAGATTAGAGTAAATACGACCTAAATCTGTTTTATCTAGTTCTTCAGCAAGGTTTGCAGTAAACGGTAGCGGGATGTCTTCATCAAGATCATCCTCGCCAAAGACCATAGTGCCGTCTTCCAAGATAGACTCATCGCCATCCTCTATGCCATCAAACATCAGTTCATCTTCAGACTCATCTGATATAAGAATTTCTTTTGAGTTGTCTTCAATATCCAACTCATCAATGTCTATCTCATCTACGCCACGTTCAATTGCCATAACTTACTCTTCTGCGTACAGATTATTAAATATTCGATTAACATCCAGAGTGTAATCTAAATCAGACTTGCTGTAGTGAATATGCTGAGATGGTCTAAAGTCAGGCGCGCCCTCTCCCGTTTCAAACCAAGCTGGATGTGTAACCCTTACCCTGTTATTTGGCAAAGCTACTATATTTCCTGTCCACTCGCCAGCATCAAGTAACTCCATAACATGCGACTGCTTGTGCTGTGCAGGATCGTCTGCTATCTCATTGTCGGTGTAGTCTACCGTAAACATATATTTTGCAGGATAGAGGTTACCATCAATCTTCGCCAGCCAAGGACATGGCGTTGCTCGATCTAGAACGTAAACTGAGTGAGTGCGAGAAGAACAATCCCAAGGCTGGGCATCATGTACAGCCATAGGTTCTGGCCATTCTTGAAACGGAGTGTCGGCAACAAGAGCCGTGATAGGCATTCGCGCCCACATTGCACCACCGTGGATATTTGGTTCGTTCTCATCGTCATCCGATTCGCACCCAGTGAAGATAACTTGAAAACTCAGACACCTGGTAGGCATTGTAGTAACAGCAATGACCATGGCGTGTAGAAACTCACCATGATATCGCTCGTGATTAACTGTGTATTCCCTTCTTATCCAACACTTGAAGTGCGGGATGTTGCTTTGAAGGTAAGGCATTTTATTTTATCCCCACTTAGATTCCCATTTAGTTGCCATGCCACCGTTCTTAAACCCTTTAACAGCAGCGCCTGATCTGCGTTTTACCGCAGCGGGAGAGTTTAGCATACCGCCGTTAGCTTTCTTCAAAGGTTTGCCCTTTTCATCAACCTCTGCGAGTCTTCTGCCAACTTCAGATCCACCAACAGCCTTCATAAGATCATGAACGCCCTTAGCAGTAGCACCGACAGCCAATGTGCCAGCGCCAACCTTGGCCACGGTTCGTATGTTTTCCTTGCGCCTAGCCTTATCCGCAGCTTTCTCAGAAACACTTTCATTAACCATGTCGCGCATAGGGTTGCCTTGCGCTTTAGCCTTAGCTTCCGCTTGCTTTTTGCGCTTGCGAACCTTGGCGGTTTTTACCGCCTCGCCAGTTTTTTGTATAAGTTTTTTAAACTTACCCATTAGCGCATCGCCCTTCCATATCCACGAGTAGCAGCACCTACACCTCTGGGTTTGGACTGCTTGCGTGATACCGCCCCACCTTTGGCATAACCTTTCTTCTTCATCATGCCGCCCATAGCTTTCTTAACAGGCTTTATCTTAAAAGCTTTGTCAAAGCCGCCAGCTTCTTCAATGGCAGTATCAAGATCAAAGTCACCAAACATTTCTTCCGATCTTGATTTTGCTTGAGCAGAAGTCTTTGATTTTTCAATGTAATCAAAAGCATTGTTGATTGACTTGCTTGGAGAATCTCCACCCCGCCTCTTTAAAGACGCAACCTCACCAGCGTCAGGATAGCTCATTGAATCTTTATACTGCTGACGCAAATCAGACTTGAACTTAGATGCGAGTTTAGTCGCGCCACTTACAACAGCTTTTATACCCATTATCTCATCGCCTTGCCGAAGCCGCGCTTCGCTACACCTACGCCACGAGGCTTAGTGGCCTTGCGTGATACGCCGCCTCTCTTGCCACCCTTGGATGCCATCTTGGATCGTACAGCACCGCCGTTAGCGTAACCCTTCTTCTTCATGGCTCCGCCTTTGGACATACCCTTAGACTTCATGGCACCACCCTTGGACATACCTTTGGACTTCATCATGCCGCCCATGTTGCGTCTGGTAGGAGCCAAATCATTAGCGCCCTTACCATCAGCAGCAAATGCCGGTACAGATTTACCATTAACCTTAGTCATGGCAAGACCGCCGTTAGCATAACCTTTCTTTTTCATAGAGCCGCCTTTCGCGCCGCCTTTAGATGACATCTTGGATTTCATCATTCCTCCTCCCATTTTGTTAACAGGTTTATCTTCTTTCTTTTTGCGAGACTTGCCAGGTAGGAAGTCAATCGCGCCACGAGAACCACCAAACTTACCGTCCTTGCCCAAAAGGACGCGGCGAAGAAAACCAACCTTCTTGGGAGTCTTGGTGTTCTTGGTGGTGGTCTTAGCAGAGGATGCTGCTGTAGGACGCTTGTTACTAGCACGCCACTTCTTCATGTACTGCGCTTGGGTAAGGCCGGTTTTCTTCAACTGCGTGTCAGTTACGTTAGCCTTATTGCCACGAATTACAAACTTGTCACCAACGCCAAACTTAGCTTTGGAATCAGATTTAATGCTGTCAATTACTGCTTGATCCTTAGCGCCTTTGGCTTTTTCTTTCTTTTGGTTTGACTTAAACAAAGATAAAGCTTTACCTTGATTTTTTTCAACTTGAGCAGCTGTAGGTTTGGACCTGGGCTTTACACCAGAATCTCTGAGCATGATCCCTGGAGCGGTACCGCCTAAAGGCTTGGCTGCCTTCTTGGCGTTCAAAGGATTGGCTTTCATCGCCTTAACTTCAGCGGCAGTCATTCTTTTGGTGAACGGCTTTTTCTTTGCAGGAGGAACAGAAGGAACATTAGCGAAATCTTCTGGGGACATAGTGATCGCTTTGTTGGCATCAACTCTTCTTTTCGCATCAGAAAGTCTTGCCTTCTTACCAGTCTCGCCAGTAAAGTTGTCAACTGCCCTTTGAGTGTCTTTGGCCCTAAGCTCTTTTTGCAACTTTGAAATGTTAGCGTCAGCGCCTTTTTGAAGCTTGTCTATTTTTCTCTTCTTTTCAGATTGCCTTGCAGCATTAACACGAGCCTTAGTCTCAGCGTCACGAACCTTACCACGTTTAGCTATAAGCCTTTCACCAGCGCGAGTACGACCCGTCTTAAGATCAGAAACCCGCTTATCCTCTCTAGCCTCTCGCTCAGAAGGACTGGTGGTAGCCCTGTCAAACAACGTGGCAAGCTTACCGTTCTCCTGAAGCGACCTTATCAGCCTGTTTTGATCGCCGCGTCTGCGAGTTTTTTGATCGAATTCTTCGTTTCGTTTATTAGTCGCTCTGGCTCTAGCTCTGGATCTAGCACTGTCAAGTTCACTTTTAGTTGCCATGGGGAGATCTCCTTTACGCCAGACTGATCAATGAACGGCGTTGATTAATAATATGATATTTTATCACGGAAACTTTCCTCTTCTTCCTCATCAGAATAAAGATTAATAAAGTTTCCTTGCCTGAATCTTA